GCATTGGCCCTGGGGGATGCCGCCGATGAGGAAGCCAGAAAGCTGGTGAAGGCGGAAGGCTACCAAGCCCCGGCCACGCCGGACGAAGAAGCATGCCTGGGGCTGGATGTGTGCGTTTCGCTGTTTGGTCTGGACCAAGCCGCCGACCCGTATTTGTATTGGGCCCGGCAAGGCAAGGAAGCGCCGCGGTTCAAGGATATGGGGGGTGCCCACCGCGCTGTGTGGCAGGATTTTTCCGAGAGAACACGCGTGGAGGATGCCGCCTACAAGGAACGGGTGAAAAGAGTCCAGCAGGAACAGGAAGAAATTTCCCGCCGGATGGTGGATTGCGTAGCCGGGAAGGAAGGCAACTGGGATGCGTGTCCTGCTGATTTGTTGAAGTATGCCGAGAGGCCGCAGGAGGCTGCCGATTCCATCATGCGGGCGCGGCGGGCGTATGCTTTTGTCGAGAGGCGCGGGTTTGAGGATGTCTGGCGTTCCGACGCTCTGGACATGGCCGATCTGCTGACGGTGAATGTCAACGGAAATGAGGTGCTGGACCAGCAGGCGTTGAGGCTGCTGATGACCGCGGTTGACCGGAAGGTTCAGGAGAGCCAAACAGACTCCACTTCTTTCTGGCGCAATTTGTACGGGAGCTTTGCCGATACAGTACGCGGCGTGGAAAGCCTGGGCATCAAAACGGTCCAAGCCGTGCGTGATGCGCCGGGCATGGAAGGCATGGAGAACCTGTATTCCAACACCGTGGCATCCGCACTGGGCATGAAGGGGACGTTTGATGGGCAAAGGCAGCTCTACGACCGTTACGAGCAAAGACGCGGGGCGCTGAATACGATGCAGGACATCATGCACGAGTTCGGCCAGCGGATGCGAGGCACGAGTCCCGATGCGTCCTGGTATGTCAAGGCGATCAATGGAGCCGGGAATATTACCGGGCAGAGCCTTTCCTATATGGCTCCCGGAGGCTGGGCCCTGGCCATGGCCGGAGATATGGGGCATGCCGGGAATACCGCCGCCCGCAACGGGGATTCCCTGGTGGATGTGACTATTAACGGACTGCGGAATACGGTGGAAGAAAAAGGGTTCGGGGTGTTTTCCGTGTTTGGGCGCATGGGCGCCATCAACAAGCTGCTGACCAAGACGGGCACCGGCACTCTTGCAAGACTGGCCGCGAAGGTACCGGGGCGCACGTTTTTTGCCGGGACGAGAACCGGCAAGATGCTTTCTGCCCCGGCATTTGCCTACGTGGAAGAAATGGGAGCGGAACCCCTGGCTGGAGAGGTGTTCGAGTGGACGGCCCGGAAGTTGTCCGGGATGACGGGAATGGAGGTGAAGCCGAAGGATTTCGAGGTGGTGGGGCCCGTGCTTCAGGCAATGGGGGATGTGGAGCAGTCCGGCGGGTGCGCGTTGTTTGTGGCGGCCATGGCCGCCGGCCACGCTCCGAGGATGAAGCAGGAGGTGGCGGCGTTCGTGACGGATGCCCAGCAGGCCCAGCTGGCCGGGTACACGAAGAAGCACGCCGAAGAGATGGCGTCTTTTTCCACCGTGGAGCACAAGGCGGCTCTGGCCCAACGTTATTTCGAGACTGATATTTTGAAGGATCCCGAAGGAGCCGCCGAACGGGCGCAGAAGGCCGGCGCCGAGCTGGCGGACCGGCAGGAGGCCCGGCTGTACCAGATGTCCGGCGCTCTGGACAAGGTGCTGGAGAAGGCCCACATTGGCCGCATCCGCAAGCTGGAGGGAACGGACAGGTACGAAGTGAGCTTGCGGGAGGGCGCTGTAGTGAACGGCGTGGAGATGGAGGAAGACAGGACCGTGGAGATGAGCGAGGAGCAGACGGATGCTCTTGTTCAAGTAGTGCTGCAAGGAGCCTATCTGAATGGGGTTCGCATGATGCAGGATGCCGTGCTTGGGAATGCCGTCGTTTCAGAAGCCGGGAAGATGGATTTTATTGAGACGCTGGATATGCTTTCCGAGGAAGCGCCTGCGGAGTACCGAAGAGCGGCGGCCGAAACCGGAGGGATGACCGTTCCCGGGTTCATGGATGTAGCCGCCCGTGCCCAAGCACGGATTGACGCGATTGTCCGGGAAGAGGGCGTGTCCCTCCAGGAGGCCAGAAGCAGGACGGATGCCGAAGTGATGGGGAAAGTACAGCTTGGTTCTATTGCCGATTTGGCGGCGGCTTTTGAGAGGCGTCTTGAGCAGGGGGTGCGTTCCGGTGAGATAACGAGGGAAAGGTCCGAGGAGATCAGGAGCGGCACGACGGCGGCCAGCGCCGCCCACCGGTTCACGATGGCGGCCGACCCGGGAAGTTCCCTGCTGCTTTACGCCGGAGGCCATGCCCGGACGGCCAACGTGATGGAGGATGTGCAGGAGTCCGCCCTGGTCCATTACATGAACCTGACCGGGAAGGACTGGCAGGATTTGTGGGAGCATTTGCAGGCGGCGGACGCCGTGCTGGGAAGGTATGGCGTGAGTCTGGGGACGTATGAAGGTCCTGCACATGATGCCTCGGACGTGGTGGAGAGTTTTTCCAGCCTGTCCCTGTCTTCCTCTCTGGCGGATATTGAGAACCTGCCCGTGCCCCAGTGGGTGAAGGACACCGCAGAGTTCGCTCTGAAAAATCTGGAGGATTCCGCCCGCATCATGCGCGTTGGAGAACAATGGAATGAGTTTGCAGCTACAGACGAGGGAAAGAAGTTCATGGAAGAACATGGAGGTTTGGCAGACGCTCTAAAAGCTGTGGGCGTGAGTACGGAGAGCGTTTTCCGCCAGGCGCGGATGGATGCCGCGCAGGGGCTGGATGTGGAGATGGTGCACGCGGACCTTGCTTCCCGGAGGACACCGGGAGATTCCACGATGACGCTGGGCGAGCTGGAGGCGCTGGAAGAGTCCATGGCGCAGATGGATGCCGCGGAGGATGTGGAAGAGACCGCGCAAGAAGAGACGGGAACGGATCCCGTGACTGGTATTACCGGGAATCCGGCCTCCCCCGCTCCGCTGGTGGAGGATGCCGGCGGCGCCCTGGAAGGGGTGGGAGAAGAGGCCGAACACGATGAAGAGGCTGGCGCGGGGTTCCGCGACCATGCGTTTGTGCGGGTGGCGCCGGATTGCGTGTTTGCCCAGGTGCGGGTGGATTCCCTGGTCCTGGCTCCGGACGTGGAGCAGTTCAAGCAGGGGGATCATAATGAGCACGGAGCCGTGAAGGGGCGCGAGCTCCAGGGACGGTTCCGGGAAGATGCACAGCCCATTTCCGTCTGGCGGCGCAGGGATGGAGCCCTGCATGTGATTACCGGACGGCACCGGTTTGATTTGGCCGCACGCGACGGGGTTGAGTTTATTCCGGCTTACGTGTATCAGGAAGATGAGACGCATGACGCCACCTGGGCGAAGATGCACGACGTCGGCCAGAATATGCTGGACGGACAGGCGTCCGCGCTGGAAGTGGCCTTTTTTGTCAGGAATTCCGGAATGAGCCGGGAGGAGATGGAGGCGCAGGGGTATTTGCGCCCCGGGTCGGCCAATGTGATGGGCTGGGATATTGCCACCCTCGCCGGGGAAGAAGTGTTTACCCGCCTGAAAAACGGGGTGATTACGGATAACGAAGCATGGAAGGTATGCCACTTGTCCGGAACGGAGGCGGGGCAGATGCTTGCCCTGCAGTTGCGCGAGAAGGGGAAGCCGTGGGATTACGTGGCAGCCTATGTGAAGGAGGCTGACCGGGTGGCTGCGGAGAAGTCCCGGGAGGGTGAGGCGTTTGATTTGTTCGGCAACGATACGTCCTGGCAGGAGGATTGCGAGAAGGTGGCCCGCTTTACGGCCCGGGGGATTGCCCTGATTGCCGAACGCCTGTCCCTCCTGAAGAAGTCCAGGGGCATCAGCCGGCGGAAGGATTTGGCGGGCAGGATGGGCATCCGCCTGGAGACGGACGCAGATTTGAATGCGGCCATTCATGATTTGGAAAGAGCCAAGGGGGCGTGGCAATCCCATGACCCGGCGCTGCGCCTTCATGACCGCGCCCTTGCCTGGGACGGCACGAGTGAAGTGAATCCGTTCGAGCATGTGCCCGTTTCCGGGGCGACTTTTTCCGTGGTTGCCATGGACAGTTCCAGATCTGTCCTGGCGCCGGAGACGTTCGTCACCCGGGAAGACGGAAGTCCTGATTGGTTTGTGATTCCGCGTCGTAAGGGGCAGCCCGCCATGCCGGTGCGGCTGCTGGTGGGTTCCGATGTTGGGGAACATCGCGGCTATGGTCTGACCCACATTCTGGCTTCCCGCGGGTTTTCCTTCTGGCAAGACCGCTCCCCGGAACGCTATATCAGTTCCATTCTGGCGAATGTGAGCGAGCTTTACGAGGTGGCGCCCGGACGTGAGCTGCTGGTCAGGGGAAGGCAGCCTTCTTCCTGGATGCTGCTGCAATTGGACCGGAAGGACGGGTTTTATTCCATTGTCTCGGCTTATCCAGTGCGGCAGGGCAAGAAGCCACTGGGAAAGAAGCTCCCCCTTGCAGAGCGACAACCTGCAAACGCGAATAGCGGCACCGCGCGCCTAGGTCCAGGATCAGCAAGCAAGGCCGCTCTGCCGTCCCAATCCGCTGGCGGGGGAGATGGTTTTTCCTTACCACAAGGGGCGCGTGTTGTCAATGTGAATGAAGTGGAATGCCGGTTTGACGACGGCGCCATTGTTCCGGCAACGTTTTCCATCAACACTAAAGCACTTGACCTGGAGTATTTAGAAGCCGTCGAGAAGAACGATATGGAAAAAGCCCAGCGCATGGTGAATGAGTTTGCCAAGGCAAAGGGGTATGTCGTAGATGATAGCTGGAAAATGGACCACAGGGCGCCGAGCAAATCCGGCGATACTCCGCAAGAACGGCAGAAGAATGGGGAAGTCAGCTTGCTGGATATGGCGGATGGGTTCGGAATCATCCCGGAAGAAATGATTCTTGATTCCTCCCGGAATCTTGAACTGGGCTGGGATAATGCTCACATGAATGCCTTGTACGCCGTGAGGCATGCTATGGAGCAAAGGAGGTCTCTTGTGGAAAAGGGGAAGAACAACAAGGTACCGGCGATTGCCATGTACAGGGCTGTCCCCCGTGACATTAAGGAAGATGATTTCCGGGGCGGCGATTGGGTAACTCCCTCCATGGAGTATGCCCGCGAACACGGAGAGTCCAGCCTGGATGGGAAATACAGGATCATTTCACACAGGGTGTCCATCAAGAATGTGTATTGGAACGGGGATGATATTTGCGAGTGGGGGTACGATGACGGGGTGAATTATGCCTATCGCAATACGAAGAATAACCGCAAGCTGCTGGACCCTGTTACTTATGATCTTGTAGAGGTAAGAGACGAAAATGGAAAGTATGAAGGGCACGATCTCGGAGAATGGGATAGTGAAAAGAAGAAGTACTCCCGGATTCCCTACCGGTTTAATTATGAAGAGAGGGTTATACCTCTTTCCAAGAGATTCAATTTTAAGAATCCGGATGTTTCTTTTTCCATCGTCTCGGCAAAAGAACAGGGCTTGTTCCGGGACGGGCATTTTGAGGCGGCCAATGCCGTCATCACCGAACCAGGCGTGACGTTTTCCATTACCGCCCTGCATGCCTCCCCTCATTCTTTTAGGAAGTTCACCACGGAGAAAATGGGAGACGGCGAGGGAGCACAGGCGTATGGATGGGGACTGTATTTTGCGGAGCATCAGGAGGTAAATAAAGCCTACATGAACCAGTTTGCGCAGGATGTGGCGACATGGAGGTTCAAGGATTTGGAGGCGTCCAATGTGGATGATATGGCACGAGGGTTACGCGATAGAATCAAACTTCCGCCAAATGCGAGTCGTGTAGCTATGGATGGCGCACTAGATACGGTGTATGCCGTTCTTGGCGATTTATCTGATTCTAAAGGAGATAGGAAGAAGATAGATGCCATTAAGGATAAATTGAGGGAGGATATACGCGTTAATGAGAATTATACGAAAAATTACCCCGATACGAAAAACCTGAACGATGCAGATAATGTAGTTTGTCAGTTTTTGGTTGACCATCTGGATGAAATAGAAGTTGCTGCTGGCAGTCCGTCCAATTACCGAGTGGAACTGAATGTTGATGAGGGTAGTTTGCTGGGCTGGGAGTACATGGAACGCGACGTTGAAGAGTTGTTGAGTTCCTCTCCGGTTGAGGCGGTGAGGTACGCCGTTGAATATGCCAGGGATGTGGCCGATGCCCGTGGCGAGGATGTAAGCGGCAAGGGTATTTATGTCGCGCTGGTTGACGCTTTCTGGGATGGAGGAGATGATACTAAACAGGATGCTAAAAAGGAGGCGAGTCTGGCTTTACTGGAGGCTGGAATCAAGGGGATTAAATACGCAGACAGCCTATCCCGCGGAAAGTTGCAACAGACGTATAACTATGTGATTTTTGACGAGAATGACATCAAGATCACGGAGTTTGCGGATGAAAGTACAGGTGGCGCGTGGAAGGGTTACACAGATCCGGAGGCAACTTTCTCTCTTGCTACAGAAGAGAGTATTTGGGTGACGCTGGAACGGGAAGCGCGGAAGAACCGTCTGGAGTTGCTGCGCGGCCAGACGGCAAAAGCGCTGGAGACATGGCGCCGGGTTTGCGCGGCCAACGATGTGAAGCAGGGGGACGGAGCGGAGGCGTTCGGAAGGGTCATGGCCGTGGTGGCTTCCATTTACAAGACGCTGCCGGAGGGGTACAGATTCGGCCTTTATCCCTACATGAGAGCCGCCGAGAATCTTGCCACCCGTCTGGAGGACGGACAGACATGGCTTTCCGAGGAGTTGAAGAAGGAGACGCTGATGGACGATACCAGCGAGCGCATGGATGCCGTGATCGACAAGCTGCTGGCCCGCACGCTGGAACAGGCGGACCGGTATGCCATCGACCAGATGCGGACGGAGATGGTTGCCCGCATCAAGGCCGTGCAGCCAACAAAGAAGGCCAGCGGGAAGTTCAACAAGGGCAAGTTGAGTGCGGAGGATTACAAGCATCTGCACGGGATCGTCGCCATGATGAATACGGACCAGGAGGCGAAGGAGAAGCGGATGCTGGAGCTGGAGGGCGTGCTTTCCAGCAACCAGTCCACCGACGAGGAACGGGATGCGGCCGAGCTGGAATTGAAGGATTGGCACACGTTCGGATATTTGGCCGGGATGGGACTGGAGCAGACGCGCGCCTGCATGCGTGCCCTTGCCCAGTTTATCACGACAGGACGGACGGCCTGGTCCGCCAGATTGGACGAGGAGAGGCGCCGGACGAAGTTCAAGGCCGAGAAGATTGTGGAAGGGCTCGGGCAGGCCACTCCCCAGGGAGGGCGTGATGCGGAAGAGGATGCGAAGGCGTCCACGAAAACGAAGGTAGCCAAGTACTTGAAGTACGGTTTGCAGTCTTATTCCCAAATGTTGAATGGGTGGAAGAAGATTCCCGCCCTGCGCGATCTGGCACATGCCGAGGTTACTGCGATTGCCGAGGCGAATGTGGCGTTGAGGAATATGAAGCATGAGCGGGACCGGGAGGTGACGGCCCTGGTCAAGCGGTGTTTTGGCGTTCAGCGCACCAAAGATGTGGCAAGGGTTCTTTCCGATTTCAAGAAGACAGGGGATTCCGGCGTGGTACTGAATCCGCTGGTGAAGGTGGAACGCACGGTGAGGATTGCCGAGGCCCGCGAGTGGGTGGGTTTGTCTTTTGAGGAGAGGGAGGAGCGCCGCAAGGCGATCAAGAAGGAGTACAATGACCGGGGTCTTTCTGATGATAAGGCATCCGTGCCGGAAGCACTTATTCCGGAGATGCGCCGGCAGCTTGCCGAGTTGGACGCGCTGGTGAAGGCCGGAGACGGACGGGCCAGGAGGCGGAAGAATATTACAGCGAAGGCGGAGGTGGTCCGTCCGGGCAGGAAGGGAGAGACGTTGAAGGTTTCCCGAGCCCAGGCGATGTATGCCATTTTGCTTTACGAGCAGGCCGAGTACGTGGAGACGATGCGGAATGAAGGCATCGGGGAGGCGGAGGTTGCCCGCCTGCGCGAGTTTGTTGGCGCCGAAGGGCTGGCGTATGGCTATGGCCTGCGGGAGTTGATGAACCGGCAGGGAAAGCTGCTGGCCCGTGTGTATGAGGAGCGGGAGGGGGTTCCCTTCCCCGCGGTGGAGAATTATTTCCGGGCCGTGTTCCGGGCGGACCACAAGCTTGATACGAAGGCGTCCTTCGGTGAGCAGACGAATGCCGTGGCCGGCGGGGCGAAGTACGGGATGCTGATTCCCAGGCGGAAGCACAATCTGCATCTGGCGTGGAATATGGATTGCGAGGCCGTGTTCCAGGCAGCGAGCGCCGAGGTAGAGAATTATATTTGCACGGCGGATATTACTTCCCGCTGGCGCGGCATTCTGGCGGACAAGGAGGCGGCAGCGTCCCTGAAGGAGCACATGGGACGCCACGGGATTGATTCGCTGCGGCATTGGCTGGACGTGATTGATGGAGCCGGAGTGATGGAAGGGGGAGCCCTGCTGGCCGGGGCCCAGGCGACGAGCCGCTTTCAGAGCGCCAAGGCGGTGGCCTTACTGTCCTGGAACGTGCTGACAATGCTCAAGCAGACCAGCGGCCTGATGCACGGGATGTTTGCCGGGGAGGTGGGCATGGGGAGTTTCCTGCTGCACCTGGGGCAGACGATGTCCATGACCGGACACATGGGAGTGATGGAGATGATGAAGACGGAGGCTTTCCGGGTGAGAACCAATGACGCGCAGGCGGAGCTGGTGAGCCAGTTGATGGGGTATGCTTCCGACCAGAATTACACCGGAGCGATTCGGTTTTCCATGGCTGGCATGAGGGCTATTGAGAAGATGGACGTGTGGAGCAATGCCGTGTCCATGGCTGCCCTGTATAATGCAAAGTGGGCCGAGCTGGAGGAGGCCGGCAGAAGGACCGGCGCCCCGATGACGGAGGACGAGATGCACGCCCTGTGCATGCAGAGCGTGACCAGGGCGCTGGAGCTGGTGGCCCAGCCGCTGACGCAAAGCCAGAAGAGCATGCTGGGGACTTCCACGAGCCAGTTTGCGAAGATGGCCTGTTTCATGAGTTCCGAGGTGCTGAATAAGGTCGGGATGATCGTCTCCCATGTGAGCGCCGGGAATTGGGGGCAGGCTCTTGCTCTATATGGTGTGATGTCCGTTGCCGAACAGACGGTGATTGCCCTGTGGCATGCCCTGCTGGATGACGAGGACGAGTGGGAGAAGAACGGAGGATGGTTTGGTGCCATGCTGGGGGCTCCCGTTGCCATGATTGGTGGCGTGCCGATGCTGGGCGCGGCGGTGGAGTTTGGCTACAAGCAGGCGACTGGCCAGCGCATTTACGTGGGCACCGCATCCGGAGTGATTGATTATTCCGCGATTCACCGGGCGGCCAGGAATACGTGGAAGACTGTCACCGGAGACAAGAAGATGACGTTTGCCGATTGGGCGGAATTGATTCTGCTGGATGCCAAGGCAGCCGCCTATGTGGCCGGAGCGGGCACCGGGAGCCGAAACAAGGCGGTTGATTCCGTGGCCTCCTGGCTACTGTCCGTGGCTGGAGTGGCGAATTTATCCAAACCTGGGTTCAAGTTGGCGGAATAAGATTGAATATTAAGGAGTGTACGGTGTATGTAGAGTTTACCATGCGCGCTTTGCTCTACACTTTTTCCATACTTTTTACTACTTTATCCCACGGAATAGATCGTCCTTTGACAGACTTTTTCCCACTGGCGCAGGATGCGAAGCATTCCAGATTGCTGCCCGATTCCCTTGACCATTTACAGGAGAATGCCGCTTCCCCTTCCTTGCAGGATTGGGGACAGGCGCCGAGTTCTCGGAAGCTTCCGGAGTTCAGGCCCGATGAAAGCCGCCTGAAGGTATTTTCAGCATTGGCCCTGGGGGATGCCGCCGATGAGGAAGCCAGAAAGCTGGTGAAGGCGGAAGGCTACCAAGCCCCAGCCACGCCTGACGAAGAATATGATTTAGGAATAGGCGTATTCACTGCTTTATTTGGAGTAGAGAACATTAAATATCCATGGCTTTATTGGAAGGGCCAAGGAAAGGAAGCTCCTATATTCAATAACTCTAAAGAAATTTTTCGTGCTGTTTGGAATGACTTTTCAAACAAAGTGCGAAATGCTCACAAAAGACGTATTAATGATGTATGGAGGCGTATTAAGCAAGAAAAGTACAATACGGAATCTCCTTCTGAAGCTCTTATGTTGCATTTTAAAAGTGTCGTGAAGAATAACCCTGGGCAGGCATGGCTGGATATTCAGTCTGGCGCATATCGCCAATTTGGAAGCACTTTCAAGGAGAAAGCAATTCGTGAAATAGTTACAGAAATAAAATATCATATTAAAACTGATGAAAAGAAGAAAGCCATGCTTGACGCAGTAGCTTTAGACGCTCTAAAGCCACGCAATCTATGGAAAGATGAAACAAAATTCTTTGAAAAGCATCGAGATGTTGCAGGCGTTTTTGTAGTTAAAGTTATACTTGGAGATAAATTTTTAGACTATCCTTATTGCTATTGGATTATGCAGGCGAAACCTATTCCTGAATATGAAACAACATATCACGCACTGGCTGATATATGGGAAGATTATAAGCAACAAGTACAACTATTAGATTTGAAGAAAGCGCAATAATGCCATTTCATAAAAAAGCCCCCTGGCCCGAAGGCCAAGGGGCGAAGCAATCTAACGTAAAGGTGTGTAATATACCATAAAAGATACAAATTGCAACACGTTTATCATTATTTCGGTATTTACGCCTTTTCCCACTTGTCGAGGGTCTCCACGTACACGCCGGATATCTTCCCGCCGTCCATCGGCTCGATGTCTCCATACTTCGGGTTAAGCGGGTGTAGGACATAGTCCATCTTCCCAGTTTCCGGATTCTTCTTTCTGGCCAGTTTTTTGAGGGTAACACCGCGTTCGTCGTAATATTCCACGATCGTACCGGGTTTTGGTATGGGGGGAATAGTGTGCTTGCGCATAACCACAAGGGCGCCGTCTGCAATGATTGGCTCCATAGATTTTCCTTCCACACGCAACACGTATTCGTCTTTGCCCAGGGGGCGGTTTGCCTTGACGTGATAGGGGATAGTATCCCCCGGTTGTAGGCTCCCGGCGGCGATATTGCCAATGACAGCTAAGTTGTAGCTTTCCTCGGCTACTGAGGAGAAGGTCTCTACTGGGGTAAACTGCCTGTGGGCAGGTTCTCCTTTGGCCGCGTTTTTGTAATACTCCCGGGCAGTGACTTGGAGGATGTAGGAGACCATGTCTTCAAGCTTTTTGTGCATTTCGTCCGCCAGGGACCTGAGTTGTTTTTCAAAGTCAGGGGGAAGTTCAAATTCTATTTCTTCTTCTCCGTGCATCAGTTTTTCAATGAGTGAGAGCTTGGCGGGGGGTATCGGGCGAGCAGTTGTAATCCAATTATCAACTGTCCTTTTGCTGACCAGAGTTTTTTCAGCGAGCCACTCACGATTTTTCCCAATGGTTTTTAACCAATCTTTGATGTCTTTTGCATTGAGCATGTATGTATTTTGCACAAAGCGTGCAGAACGGCAACAAAAAAATATCGCATGATAGCACGATAAGCGTGTTTTTGTGTTGACCGAATTGCACATTTCGTGCTTGATTACACCATCAACAACACGCAAGACGCGAAATGATCATCAATCTGAAAAAAGAACCTAAAGAAGTGAGTGACTGGGTGAGAGAGGCAGAACGAGCCACAGGCTTGAGCGGTTCTGCTCTCGTCGTGGGAGCTCTTATAGATTTTTCCCGGAAGGCTAGGGAAAACAAGCAGCCCCGCCCGGCAAAGAATAAAAACCCCCAGCCCAAGAAGCCCGCGGCATGAATAGGCCTCTTACAAGAACAGACCTGATGATGCTCCGAGAAGAGAATCCGGAGACCTTTTATCAGTTAATGCCTGCAATGCGTATTCATGTATTGCCTGGCAAAGTGAGTAAGGTCGAAAGGGCCTCTGTAAGTTACGAGATCGTCACTAAGGAGGGCATCCCCTGTCCTGCAGATGACGCAGTAGGAACGCAGGTTTTTAACAAGTGGATCATAGACGTTAAGATGCGTATTGGGAGTTTTGTGAAGAGCCATGAGAAGTTTATAGTCATCGCTTTCCGGAGCTTTGAGGATGCGCTTTATTTTTTTTACTGCCGTTCTTTTGAGGTAGAACTTGCTCAAATGGGGGTTGAGGTATCTGCACCCCATTGTGAAGGAGGAAACAATGAGACAGGCAGTACTAAACAAAGCGATCAGGTCCAGCATGTACATGTTTTTTTGGCAGAATGCCGTGAGCTGGACGAATTGAGAAGGGCATGCAGTCGCGATGTGGAGAAGTACCCAGGTTACGCAGATGATGGCTGCGAGCTTTTTACTGCCGAGCAGTTTGAGAGCCTGCTGAATGAACGGGTGCCAATCCATGCACAAGAGTGTACCCGATAACCAGGAACCATTCAATTCTAACAATGATTATCGAATACGACACCGAAGACCGCTGCATCCGCGTGGACGACGTAGCCGTGAGCCACGCAGACGCTGAAAAGCTGATGGCGGAGCACGAAACCGCAGTGGCGGCCCTCGAAAACGCCCTGGTGCAGTACGAACGGGATCACGCCACGACGGACAACCCTGACGGACACCATGACTGACCTGGAACCCGAACTGATTGATGTGCTCAAGCTACTCGGCTGGCACGAACTGTAACCTAATGAAATACTATGACCTACCCTGAAACAGAATTTTACGACTGCAAGACTCTTGCTCTCCTGTACGATTCCGACCGGGATGTGATCAAGAAGACCGTCCATGAGTTGAAGGACAAGGGGCATGTGATTGAGGTCCTGTACTGGGGCAAGCAGGGCAAGATGAAGGTGCACGGCAAGCAGTTCCGAAGAGCGCTCCTGCGGGAATATGGAGAAGGAGGAATGAGCAAATGAAGGCGTTACTTCGAGCCTTGGCCATTGGTACATGCCGCCTGATTGCTGGCGGTGCCTGTGGTTTGCTCATTGCCGGTACAGCGTGGCTCATCGTGGAAATGGACAACAACGAACTACAGGCGGGGAAGAGTCCGCATTCCGGATTCACGCCCGACTGCCCGAAAGCTTTTGACGGCTTCGCAAAACCGTCCCGCCCCTCGAGGTTCGAGGAAAGCAATAACCAATAGAAAACCAATACAATGGATAATACCACCGAAGAAAAGAATACGCAGCCCTGCACGCCGGACGAAGCATGCTGCTGCGATCCAGTAGCCGAACAAGCACCCGTCACCGTGGATATGATTGAAGAAGCATATAACCGCCTGGAAGAGCTTGTGAATCAGTGTAAGACCCCTGTCATTCTGCATATCAAGATTGAGAAGGGTGAAAGTGTGAACAGCAGGACTTCTACCTGCAAAGCTGTTACGAAAATGGCCGGCGCAAAAAGTACGGAATGGCTTGCGGCTCGTGGCTACTTGGAAGCCTCCGGAACTTGTTTCTCCGGCAATCCCGAAACTATTTCTTTGGGAGTGAAGCTTGCTTTTAAGGAAGCCCACAGGAGAGCTGGCGTGAACCCCATTGCTGCCATATTAGGTATCGCCGGATGCGAATGCGAGGAGTGCAAAAACTGATTCAGTTGGCCGGGGTCCGTTGGCCCGGACTCCCGGCCTGTTACCAAAACCCAAGCATGAGTAATAATAACATGAATACGAATACAACAAACGAACTCACCAATCAAGCACCGGGCAATCCTTTTGCCGTTCAGGCTTCCGCCGGTGGCGGAGCCCTGGCTGCCATTACGGGCAATGCAGCCGTAACCGAGGTGCTGGCGTCTATCTGGATTGCCAAGCAGTTTCCTCGGGATTTGGCCGAAGTGACCGCCCGCATGAACCAGGCTTGTTCCCGGCTGACGCTGGCCCAGTCCGCCACTTACGCCTTCCCCCGCGGAGGAACGACGGTGGAGGGGCCCAGCATCCGCCTGGCCGAAGCCCTGATCGGAGCCTGGGGCAATGCGGAGACCGGGTGGAAGGAAGTTGCCCGACACTGGGACCCGAAGGGGGCGGACGGTAATGGCTGCATGGTTTCCGAGTGCGTAGCTTTCTGCTTTGACAAGGAAACCAATGTACGCCGCGAGATTTCCTTCACGGTGAATCACACCCGCGACAAGAACGAGTATGAGGGAGGCAAGAAGGTGATGAAACGTGTTGCCCTGGAAAGTGAACGGGACGTGTACGAGCTTTGCGCCAACATGGCTTCCCGCCGCATCCGCGCCTGCATCTTGCAGGTGCTCCCCGGCTGGTTGACGGAAGAGGCTCTGGCGACAACCAAAAAGGCGCTGGAGAACGGCGACTCCCGCCCTATGGCCGACATCATCCGTTCCCTGGAAGCGAAGTTCCGGGAGTACGGCGTTTCCCGTGCGCAGCTTGAATCCAATCTGGGCCACAAGCTGGAAGAGACGACCAAGCCGGAGGTGGTAAAGCTGGGGAAGGTGTACAACAGCATTGCTGACGGAATGGTGCGGGTGAAGGACGTGTTTCCGGATGACGACCAGCCTGCCAGGGAACCCGCCCTGCCGAAGACTCCTGTATCTGCTCCCGCTCCCAAGGCGGCTCCCAAAACGACGCAGGCCCCGCCGCCTGTAACCGCTCCGGCGCCGGAAGACGGTATTCCCGGCCTGGATGTACCGGAGGATGCGCCCTCCTTTGGTTCTTATGATCATTAACCCCTGACCTGTTAAACGATTATGTTTGATACCGATACCATTGAGATGGACGAACGTCAGGGGCTGCCAAGCGCCAGCGGGATGCAGCGGCTTTTCCTCTGCCCTGGAAGCTGGAATGCAGAAAGGAAGTGCCCGGTGGACGAAGAGAGCGATGACGCCGCCCTGGGAACCATGCTGCATGCCCACATGGAGCAAGGGACAATGCCGGAGGACTCGGAGGACGCAGAGGCCGTGGCTTGGTGCCACGAGATGGAAATTTACCTGTGCGAGAAGCACCTGGGAATGAAAAAAGACTGGACCGATGTTCAGACGTTGCGGGAAACACGCCTGTTTGAACGGGACCGCCTGTTTTCCGGCAAACCGGATATGGTGGCTGTCTGGGACCGCAAGGCTTTTGTGGTGGATTACAAGTTCGGCCGCCTTCCGGTGACGGCTGCCGAGTGCAATTTGCAGTTGAGCGCCCTGGCCGTGCTGGTGGTGGATCATTGCGAGGTGGACGAGGTGATTGTTTGCATCTTGCAGCCTTACGCGAGCCGCAAAGAGCCTGCCGTATGCCGGTACACCCGCGAGAGTGTGGAGCAGGCGCGGACGTTTTTCCGGGCCTGCATCAAGCTGGCGCAGGACGAACACGCTCCGCTGAAACCCGGCGAGACGGCTTGCCGGTATTGCCGGGCCCAGTCTTCCTGCCCGGCGGTGTCTCTGGCCCTGGTGAACGTCACGTCCGGGGATTTGACGGCTGCCTGGGAGCAGTGGACCCCCGAAAAGCGGCGGGAAGCCTATGACCTCGCCAAGCTGGCGAAGAGGTGGGCGGCCTCCGTGGAAGGGAAAGTGAAGGCAGACCTGCGGGCTGAGGTGGAGATTCCCGGCTTGGCTCTGGCCCCCGGCAAGAAAGCGTTTACGATCACAGATGCCGCGGCGGCCTTTCAAATCCTTAATGGCTTGTTTCCCAATGGCATCACGGCACAGGAGTTCACGGCTTGCTGCAAGGTGGGTATTACCGATCTTGATAAGCTGGTGCATTCCGTTCGCAAGGCTGCGGATGCTGGCGCCAAGGTAGCCGAGTCCAAAGACTGGCTGCGTAAGACGCTGGCAGGGTGTGCGGAAGTGAAAGTCTCTGATGGCTCCGTGAAGGAGATAGGGGGAGGTGCAGCATGATGACCACGCTGACCATTACCTTGCCTCACACGCCGCGCTGCCTGTCTCCCAACGCCAAGACCCCTCTCACTCCGAGGGGGGCGCTTGTGGCCGGATTCAAGAAGACGGCTGCCAAGAGCCGCGCCCGGAACATAGCCTGGGGCCGAACCTACGAAGCCCTGAATGGCCGCAGGATGGTCCCCACGCATTACCGGGTGATCTGGTACTACAAGGGCAACAAGCCGGACGCGGACAACTGCCTTGCCCGCTGCAAGGCGTACCTGGACGGAGCCTGCAAGGCCATGGGCATTGACGACCGGACGCTGGACTGTGCCGGGATTGACCGCGTGCATGACCTGGACCGGGCCGGACAGGTGGAAATCGTGTTTGAAAGGAGGGCAAGTGAATGAGCTACATCTTTTCGCGGGCGCTGGTGGAGGCATACTTGGAAGCGAATTGCTCGGATTCCACACCGTCTGCGCCGTCGAGCTCGAACCCTATCCCGCAAGCGTACTGCTCGCCCGACAGAATGACGGCCTACTCCCGCCTTTCCCG